TTGCATGTCGACAATCTCAGCGGCACGTAAAGCTACATGTTGATAAACGTGTGCTTGAATGTTTGTCATAATAACGGGTTCAATCATCACTGAACTTGTTTGTGCTAATGAGATATGCACATTGATGTGCGCATCATGATCTTGTCCAGGGAATGCTTGACAAGGTTGCCCTTTAATCAACAAAGCGTTTTCACTTGCTGGGTCAGTTGGCATTGGTTGTGGCGGTGGTGGCAATAACTGTTCTATGTTTTGCACACCCATAGCAGAATACATTCTGCGATAGGCCTCATACATACCTTGTATGCCATGAATCTCTGGGTTTGAATTTACGACTTGTAATATTTCATTAGCCAACATAACACGCTGACTCATGGAGAAAATATTTGGATCTGAAACTGGTAGGACATCTACGCGTTCATCAAAATCTATTTGCTTAATCATGCCGTCACCAGCAGAAGTCATGTAAGGATATTCTGGTGGCAAGTAATCAGCGAATACTTTGGCTAATAAAATAAATTCAAATCTTTGTGAAGAATGCAATCTTTTGTGAATTGCTGACATGACTTTGGTACCACGTTCTAACAAAGCTACGGTAGTACCAACTGGCATGTTTTGGTTAGCATCGCCGATTTGCATTTCGGCTAAAGCTGCAAATTTTCTGCCACTATCTACTAAGGTACCGAGTAGATTAAGTAAAGTACCAGATGGTTCTTTAAATGGCAGTGGGACAAAAGCGTCTCTTAAACTCCCGCCTGGAGCATCCATATCTCTGAACTCGCCCGGCTGTAAGGGTTGGTCATCGTTTCTGATACGAATACCTCTAGCCTTAAACCCAGCTGGTAAGTTAGATAATGTGCCCGCGTCTATCAACTGTCGCAAGATAGATGTAGACGCTTTTGATAACCCACCAATCATGTGAGTTAACCCAAATCCATAGAAACCTAAACCCGGTAAAAACTTATAATGCACAAAATAATTTATGCGTTTTTTCAATGGGTCGTTTTGTCTGTAGTTTCTTCTAATTGATAATACTTCGTTAGTGGTAGTTGAAAGCGTAATTACATAAGGTAATTTAATTCCAGTAGGTTCGCCTTCAGCATCTAAATCTTCATACCCTGGAATATCCAAGTCAGTGTGTATTTCATAAAGTTCACATTGATCGCTTTCGCCATAGCTTGGTTCCATGCCTTGCAGTTCATCTATCTCTTCTTGTATTTCATCAGTATCGGTATCAACTATCATCGATTCAGAAATATCAACATCGCGATAAAATCCTGCTTGTTGTAATTTTTTAATATCGTTCATAGACATATCAACGATATGCGTAATTCTGCTAGCACTGTAAATATCGGTTGTAGCATAAGGCACAACTAAATCTTCTGCTGGAATAAATCTAGAAACAGCACGACCTAAGTTTTGATCGTAATAAACTTTTCTAAATGCCGAACCAGATAATGGTAAATAAAATAACATTTGATCTGTTTCGGTATCGTATTCTTCCATGACATTCATCAACTGATAGTTCATAAATTCACGAACACGATCAGCTTGAGCTTCACTGTCTGGATTTTTTGCACCAACTACTTGAGTTCTTACTGGGCCATTGGACGGCAGTATTTCTTTGTAAGCTTGTGCTTGAAACTGAGTTACCGATTCTGCTAAGAGTGGGTGCATAACGCCAGAGGCACCTTCAAAAGGTTGTGACCTTTCTTCGTAATTCATTCCCAAAGTTTCTAAACCTTCCTTGTAAGTATCTTCCCAACCTTGTCGCGAGGATTTGTCGGCTTCTACGGCGTCAACTAAATCACTGTAAATAACATCGAGCTCATCTTGCTCCAAGTATTCAGCTAAGTTGTCATTGAATTGTTCTGATAAATCTGGCGTTAACACCGAACCAAAGGTTAGGGTTCCATCTTCCCCACGCTCGAAGACAGATAAATCTATCTCGATGTCTTCTGGTACTTCGACGTTAATTGTTTTATCTTGATTCTCTACTTCTAAATCTATTAGATCATCAGAACCTATTGCTTTATCTATATCTGCCATTAGTGTAATACTCTTTCGTCTTTATCAAATATTTCGTACAAGTCATCGTAAAGAGAAATTATATCTTGTAATTCCCCAACTACAGTAACTCCCATCTGTTCCGCTATATTTTCTGCTATTTCCGAGCTACTAGCAAATATATTAGGTCCTTCATAAATTGTGTTCTCACCCTGCACTCTAAACTCAGTCAAATATATTTTTACTTTCGAGTTTTTTTGAGTCATCTACGTGCTCCTTGTTTAAGATTTTATTTATTTTATCTTCAGCAGAGTTTAACAATTTTTCACAGTGGTTGCTAAGTTTTAGTCCGTGAGAAAATGCTTCAATAGATTCTTCGAGAGTAAGATCTTTTCTCTCTAGATAATTTGTGATATTGGTAATCTTCTCCATGGTCTCTTCGTAAGAGAGATCCTCAATCTTCTTTGACATAAAAAATTATTTTTTGTTTTCTTTATCCTTTTTGGATTGAATAGCGGCAGCTGTCGCTGCCCCACCAACAACTAAAGCAGCTCTATTTCTTTTTTTTCTCTTTTGAGTTTTTTCGTAATTTTTAATTACATCAGAATAATCTTGTTTGACTCTACTATAGACTTCCTTTTCGTTTTTTAACTTTGGTTTGTAGTCATCTCTTAAAATTGTTTTAGCTACTTTTATTATCTTTTTAGCTGCCATAATTATCTCCTATTGCGAGGTCCTGTTTTTCTTTTCATCGGTTTTTTAACACTGGTTTTCTTTTTACCGCCAGCATTTAGATAAGATCTTAAAGTGCTGTGCCCAGCTTTTTTAACTTGGTCTTGGGTAACTGTGCTGTATTTTTTACCTTTGTAATTAAAAGTTGAGTTAGGTCCCTTTTCTTTTCTAGCTTTTTTGAAAGCTTGACCAAAGGTGGGATCTCTCTTTATCAAAGCATTTGTCCCAAAACCTATAGGTAATAAAGATCCTAAAGTTACTAGCCTACCTAATCCTGTTTTTCCAGCTGCTTTTTTAGCTATATTTTTTATATTACTTTTTTTAGGAGTTGTTTTTCTAGGAGTTGTTTTTTTGGCTACTCTAGCTGTAGTAGTTTTTTTTCTTTGTTGAACTCTTTTTGTTGAGCCTCTTTGAGATTTAGTTGAAGCATTTCTCGCTATGTCTTCACTCATTTTTTTTCTATACTGTCTAGTTTTTTTAATAGCCATAATCTTTACTCCTCTAGTAGTAAACTCTATTCGTGAAGTCATTATCTTCCATAACTTCATCTGAATCAAGCGAGATGAAATTACCTTGACGAAATCTCATCAAGGCTTGAGTCATGGAATCCACTAAGTCATCGTGTTCACTAAACGGAAACGATGCACATTCTTCGATAAGTTCTTCGGCAAAGCCCATGTCTGGCGCCCAAACCATACCCGCTTCAAACATCGGTGCGACCGAGTGCATTCTAGTAACTTTATCGTTGCCTCGCGATGGTCGGAAGTTAATTACAGGGATACCCATCATTCTGAGCTCTTGGGTCAAAGGAGTCCCGCTCGATTGTGCCTCAATCAAGACCATGTCGGGACTCCAGATTTGGTATTCGTCGTAGGCGATTCCCTTGAGTTCTGGAAAATCCCAACGACCTTTTTTAGAATCCAAAAGAATTATTGAATCCGGGGCATCATCACTCGGACGAAACACACCCCAAGTAGTAATCGCTGAAAAGTCAGCCGATTCTTTTTTTGAGAAAGCAGTATCGTAAGACTGAATAATGTAATCAACTGGTGGTGGTTCTTCATCTTCCCAAATATTCCACCACTCTCTTCTAACGATTGCACCCTCTTCACTGGTTGGATTCTGCATGTATTGAGCATTCCACTTGGCTACTGGAATAGAAGCTTTGACAGCTTCTAATTCTTCGATCTTCCAATATTCAGGCCAAAGTGGTTCGCCAGAATCCAAAATCGCTGGCAACTCTAGTACTTCCCATTGGTCAGCACTGTCTTCGGACATACGTTTAATTAATTTAGCGGTAAGATCAATGGTGCTCCAACGCGTCATTACGATTACGATTGAGCCTCCCGGCTGTAATCTTTGTCGCGGTCCAGAAGAATACCACTCCCAAGCGCTTTCCAATGCTGAAGGAGACATGGCATCTTGTTCAGAATGCGGGTCATCAATAATCAAAAGGTC